TGTCTCACCTTTGAAGGTTGCTCCGAAGACGGAGGCTCTTGCGAATGCTTCTTGTGCATGTGTTTCATTCTCCCAAAGATATCTATCTTTCAATGTATCAAGACTAAACTTATCAAATGTTTTTTCTTTATCGTAGTCTATTTCAATTCCTAAGTAAGGCTTAGTTCCTATTTTATCTTCAATCATTTTCTTTATCCTGTAAATGTATTGCTATTATAGCATAGTGTACTATCTTTAGCAAGTCCATTTTGTTTTTACCACCCTTCTGTCCGTATCGCATAGCATACTTCATGATGTTTCCCATGGCAAAACCTTCTCCATGTCCTGCATCTATTATCATATCTGATGCTTGATACTTTCCGTTGGAATAATGTAAGCCATACGTAGCGTCTACATAGCTTTGTATGTCTTTTATTATTTCATCTTCATTAAATTTATAGTTCATCGTTTCTCCAGTTATCAGGTAAAGTATTCTCACTATACCATGTAAATTTATTTTTATCAGCCCACTCTGCATGTGTTCTTTTAGTGCCATCCTTTCTTCTCTTAGCCTGTGGCATAGGAGCATAAGGACTCAAGAATAAAAACACTAACTCTTGATTTGGCTTGAGTGCTTTACGCACCCACACATACTTATTATATTCTTGATAGTCCCAAAATCTACCCTTTGCTTCTAAAAGATATTCTTTGTTACCTATCCTCTTTACAAAGTCAGGCTCGTAGTTGTGCTCAACAATGTAAGGAACTTTATTCGTGTGATGTTTCCACTCTTGTAAGATAGTGGTGTGCAATGTATGCTCCCACTTAGAATCATATCCCTTTGGAACATCTTTTTCTTTTGGTCTAACCTTCCTAGGTTTTCTAAAACCGACCATTAAATAACATCCGAATAAGTAATGTCATCTATATGTTTAGTTCTTAAAACTTTTTTAATTCTTTGGGCAAACCACCTAGGGGTGTAGGCAGAAACCATTAGTTTGTTGTTAGCGTAGAAGTGTCTGTCTTCAGGTAAATACTTTTCATAATTATCTACGCTTACTTTCTTTTGTTCTTCTTCAGTAAGCATACTCTGTAACCACTCTACTACAAACTCTTTAGATAGCTTACGTACTTGTTTAGTTTTTAATTCTCTCATAGTTTTATTTCCTCAACCTTTGGTTCTTTAGTAATCGTTGTAAAATATACAGGACCTTTGGCATACTTAAAAGCTCTTAGTCCTTTACCTTCGTTAGAATCTTTATGGCATTCTATCTTATGAGGACACCACCCACAGTTCTTAGCTAACTTCATGTTGCCTGAAAGACCTTCGGCTACAGGAGTATAGCAAAACTCAGGTGGAGTATCTTTTACTATAAGTTCTTTTATGTTATCTATCTTAGATACTATGTTAGGCTTTTCAATATCGTCAGGTATGTAAGTACAAAGCTCTCCTGTTTCTTTATTCATAACCAAGAAACCACCCTTGCTTGTACCCTCGGCTGCTTCGTAACCTGCTAGTTGAGAGAGATAACCAAAGGCATCGTCTTCACTTAGTGTGCCTTCTTTAAACTTCTTAAAGGCATAACCTGATGCAGTCTTTACGTCAACAACTTCTCCATCTATCTTACAATCCATGTGTCCTTTGATTCCGTTTACAGTTATTTCTTTCTGCATGTCGGTGAGTTTATGACCAGTAAGTTTAACAAAGAACAAAAGTAAAACCTCAAGTAAATGTCCGTATAAGAATTTAATCTGTATGTTAGGCTGTAACTTTTCTGTTGTGTCTGATTGAGTATGAGCATCATACCACAAACGTCTTTCAGGTTTACCTATGTTAGACATCCTAAGAGTTTCTTTGTTTGTTCTATCCTGAGGAGTAGCCCAGTGCTTAAGAGCATCAGCCATTTCTTTACCAAACTCTTCATAAGTTTCTTCTGAAATGTCTAACTCATTGCCTTCTGTCAGAGAATCTAACATGGCATAGATGTCGGGTACTAAATTACTTAGCTTTTTCTTTGGCATTTTCTGCTTCCTTGAATGCTTTAATCACATCCGATGAGAATAGTTTTTGTAGATTAACAAGAAACATTCTACTTGCTTTATGGTCTCCACCACATACAGTTTTAAATGTATCTAATTTATCTACGATTGTTTTAAGCACATCAGTTTTAAATACTAAAGTACAAAACTCGTTGTCTCCTACACATAGGTTATGGAACCAGTAGTCAGCTTCGGTTGCTTTAATACCTGAAGGCTTACCCCATGATTCATATTCTATACATATGTTTCCTGTTTTCTGCCACATATCTTTTTCTGATTTTACTTCTATCTTTTTATCTGTAAGCATTTCTGCTATCTTTTCTTCTCTTACTGTACCGTAAGCTAAATCAATATCAAATTTCTTTCTGTTTTCTTTAGTGGGTTTCATACCAGCTGTCTCCTATTTTATATTCGCCTGTTAAAGGACAACGCATGTTGTAATGTTGTCCTGCTTTTTCTATTGCTTCTACACCAAGCCTACCTACAAAGTCTGCTTGGCTTTCAAGCACCTGTATCTGCCACTCATCATGAATGTTAGCTACAAACTTTGCATCTAAACCGTTAAGTCTTATGTTATCTTCAAGGATAACCAATGCTTTCTTCATTGCTATTGCACCACCACCTTGTAATAAAGTGTTTAATGCTGCATGTTTATGTCGTAGTAGAATCTTACGACCGTCTAACCCTTTGAGGTAGCTCTTCTCCGAAGCTCTGTCAACTCGTTCCTTAAGAGTTCTAAGTGTTGGTAGACCAGTAAGAAAGCGTTCTCGCAATCGCTTACCGTCTGCTCTATTTCCTTTAATGATGCTTCCAATTTTTTCATCTCCTGCCCCGTAAATGAGTGCATAGATGAAAGTTTTTGCCTCATCTCTTGATTTAAGTCCAGCAAACTGTTGGTTAGCTGTGTGAATGTCTCCGTTGATAATTTCATTTATGTAATCCTCGTCAGCCATATAGTGTGCTAACAATCTAAGTTCTAATCCACTTGCATCTATACCTACAAGTTTGTAACCTTTTGGTACAACCCAACAAGACCTACACTCTTTACCATACGGACTGTAAACAGCAGGTACTTGTGCCATGTTTGGACCTCTGTGAGCCATACGACCAGTGATAGCACCAGTACAAATGACTGACCCATGCACTCTACCATCGTCTTCATGCACTGCATCTATCCAAGAATGTACTTGGGCTAATCGTTTCTGATACAGTAAGAAGTCTGCTATAAGCTGTGCTTCTTTTATATGAGTAATCTTTTTAAGAGTAGTCTCGTCAACAATCGCCTGACCTGTCGGTGTAAACTTATTGGGTTTCCATCCAAGTTCTTGGAGTCTTTGACCTATCTGTTTCCTAGAGCCTAGATTAAATTCTTGAAGTGTCTTCCTCATAAAAGGTTTTTGTTCAAGCGTACCATCTATTATATCAGAGTACTCCTGTTCTGTCAATCCCTGTTTGGAAAGTTTACCATCTTTTTTTAATTTAGGTTTAATTATTTTGTCATCAATCCATATAGGTTTGAATGTTTCATGTACCTTATCTTCTGTTTCTTTTAGCTTACAACTTAACTCTGAAGCTAGGAACATTGCCTGTTCATCATTGAAAAGAAAACCATTTTGTTTTTGTTGTTCAAGTATATGTGTAACTTTGTGTTCTAACTTTATACATTCTTTTGAAAAACCTAAAGATTCTTTTTTCAAATAATTAAATAATTTATAATTTATATCTACATCTCTTTCACAATAAGATAACATCTCTTGTGTAAAGGCAGACCACTCAGGGGAATCTTTCTTAGGTAAGCCTAGCTTGTAACCCCACTTAGCTATACTGTGTCCACCTTCTCTTGTAGGGTTTAGTAGCCTAGATAAAACTAATGTATCTATAATTTTATCTGAGTGGTATAAGTCTATACCAGTAAGCTTCTTGATTACAGGTATATCATAACCTAATATGTTGTGTCCTATAAGCCTGTCTGCTTTTTGTAAGAACTTTATGCCCTCGTCAAGGGTGTCTTCGTAGAAGTGATAGAACTTTCCGAGTTCATCTTGTGCTACGAGACACCATATAACTGAAGGATTTAGTCCATCTGTTTCTATGTCAAATACTAATTGCATATTTGTCTCCTATTAAAATGGTATGATATCTTCTTCTTTAGAGTTAAGCATTTCTAAATCCTCATACTCTGCTAACCTACCTGTTTCTTTGTCGTACACTAGAGAACAAGCCATGCCTACATCTCCTGTGTATCTTGATTTAAGTATACGAAGTTTAGTTGTTCTTGATTCTAAATCATCATCTGACTGTTGATTTCTTTCTAGTGCTATAACACAGTCGGATAGTTGAGCAATACTATTTGAACCACGAAGATGAGATAAGCTTACACTGACACCATTCTCATGACCTTTGTTACCCTCGATTCTACGTAAGTGAGAGACAAGAATAATACCTGCACCTGTTTCTTCAACCATGCTACGAAGTCTGTGCATGATACTGTCGATAGCCTTACGTTCGTCCCCATCCAACATAGAACTCACTAGCATATGTAAGTGGTCTACTACAACCCATTTACAATCACAACCTACGATAAGATATCTAAGCTTTGCAAAGATAGCATCAATGTCGTTAGCACCAAAGTGAGCATGGATAAATACCCTGTCTTTACTGAAGACCTTATCGAACATGCTAGTAAGCTTAGCATCTCCATAGTCATCACGAACACTGTCGATAAATAGTTTGTCACTAGCTTCGATAGAAAGTATACCATCTACTGTACGCTTCCAGTCTTCTTCAAGTGCAATGATACCTACGTTGTCATCTGTCTGATTGATAAGCCAATGCTCAAGCTCTCTTGTAATACTAGACTTACCGAGACCAGTACCACCTGTAAGAGTTACAAGCTCACCTGCTCTAAGACCGAGTAGCTTTTTGTTAAGACCTTCCCAAGGATAAGGCACACTTTGTTTGCGTTCTCTGTTTAAGAAATCGTTTTGTTTCTCTGATACCCTAATGATACCACTTGGTGTGTAGACTTGTGCATCCCACCATGCTCTTGTAAAGTCTTGGTGTTTACCTTTGTTGAGCATATCGTTAGGGTCTTTGTAGCCATTAGGAAGCGTAACTATCTTTGCTTTTCCGGGCTTGATAATACTAGCTACCTTTTGTGAAGCTTCCATACCTGCTTTGTCTTTGTCAAAACATATGACAACATTATCAAAACTTTCTACATACTCAAGGCTTTCTTTGATGTCTTTGACAGCCGAAGCTGCACCACGTTTGATAGATACTACTGCCCACTTACTACCAAGTAATTCGTAGGTAGCCATAGCATCACACTCTCCCTCAACAATCGTAAGATACTTACCACCTTCTTTGAAAAGGTTCTGACCAAACAATCCTGAGTCTTGTATAGTACCATCAAACGAAAAGCGTTTGTCTCGTACATATCTAATCTTTGTAGCACACTGCTCGTGATTAATATAGAAGGGATAAAGGTGCTGTGCTAGTTGACCACTTGCATCATACACAACCTTAACACCATACTTTTCTGCTGTCTCTTTAGATATATTTCTATCTGTAAGCTTTGCAAAGATACCACCATGTGCATTTACATTAGGCTTGGGTGTCGGTTGTTTGATATAGTTTGTCATTGGCGTTACGTTTCCCTCGTAGTTTGAATAAAATTTGTCACAACTAAAACATTTTGCAGACCCATCAGCGTTGACAGACACTGCATCTTTGCTACCACATTCGTGACATGGAACATGATACTTAATAAATTTACTTTGTTCTTGCATAATTACCCTCGTTGTTAAATAAAAAAGCCACCCTGTTTTACGAGAGTGGCTTCGATTGGAGATATGAAAAGTTAATTAGTCTTCTTCGCTAGAAGTTTCCTCATCAACTGTTTCTTCTTCAGACTCTACCACTGCTTCAGGAGTATCCTTTAAGAGGGTTTCAAGATTACCCCTATGTGCAGTACTCGCAAAGTTTAAAGCTTCTAAGATAACATCTAATGTGCCTACTTTACTGATAGTAACACGAGCATTATTCTTTATCTGTTCATCTTCGATTTGGTTAACATCATAAGATGTTACACCTTCATCATTCTGTATAGTAATAATCATACTAAAATTCCTCCCCATCTCCAAATGGGTTTAGCTCAGCACCGTCCTGAGTTTTCAAAGCTACTAAGTCAATGACTTGCATAGCTTGAAAGTCCAAGCCTTTGAACTGACCATACTTGTTGTCGGTTTCCCACTCGTTGTATTGAACTTTGACATGAGAACCATTACCCACTACATCATCCATAGCGTTCTTCTCTTTATCAAAAAGCTTAGGTGCATTTCTTACCATGCCATTCGGACCGTTTACTTTTCTCTTTATTGTCAAGGCTCTACCCACAGAGGTCTGCCCACCATTCTCATCCTTTACAGATAAGTCTTTTATCTTGAAGCCACGAGCCTCAAAACTATTTGCAACATCATTCTCCACTACTAAATCAACTGTATACACAGGCTCAAATGTAGTGTTTGGTGTTGTTACTGAAGCCCAGTAGGCTTTTCCTTCTAATACTGCCATATAATTTCTCCTTTGTTGGCGTTTAATTGGGGCTATTATACCCTACTTCTTGTTGAATGTCAAGCATTATATCATCCATTGTATAACTACTTTCGTCACAAAGTTTAACATAAAAGTTCTTGTCTTTCCAACGAACTTCGTATGCTATTTTGTTTTCGTATAGTTCTTCAAGGTGTTTGCTTAACCACTCCTCAAAATATCTAAATTGATTTCTGTTTAGTTTTGTAAAACCTTCTTCCATTATTCCTCCTCGGGTAATATCTTTCCTGTCAATACACCAACACCACCTGTTGCTGATTGTTCTTGTGTATTAATAGAAGTTCTTAAAGCTTTATGAGTCATTTTTAATAGTTCAATATCTCTTTCAAGCTTTGAAGAAGTTTCTTCTAAAGAAGTTATCTTCCTATTAATAGTATTAATATCATTACTATTGTTTATTATATCATCATTGAGTACAATAACACTAGCATACATTGTTACACCTACTACTATAACTAGTATTAGTTTAATTAAAAATAAGTTTATTTTATTTACCATTCTGTTACATCCTTTTTTCTTTTATCATTATATTTTACAACACGCCTACCACTTGCATAGCCTGT